CGCGAGCGTTACTCGTTCGGCTGGTCGGACCCGCTTGGCATGTACGGCTCCGCTGGTGCCGACTAAGCCTAAAGGTTCCTGAGGCGCTGCCTAAGGAAACAGGGGAGGGGGAGGACTTCGGTTCTCCCCCTTTTCTTATCCCCCCAACACTGATATACCTAAGCACCTAGGAATTTAACTCGTACCGACTGACCTAGCAGACGTAGCAGAGACGGTACGAGTCCATGTGCTGCTACACAGGAGATAGAGCATGGCTCAGACTACTTTTTCGGGTCCGGTTAAGTCGGACAATGGCTTCATCGGCAACATCGCTGGTAACGTAACCGCTACCACTGTTACCGCTACCGGCAACATCACGGCTGACAGCGCTTCTGGCCTTGTTGCTGGTGGTGCCGCCGCTTTCATCGCCACCAACGTCGCTGCTGGCATGGGCATCTATGTTGGCTCGGGTGCACCGACGATTGCTGCTGCTAAGGGTTCGCTCTACCTGCGCAGCGATGGTTCGACCACCAACGACCGTGCGTACATCAATACGAACGGCTCGACCACGTGGACTGCCCTCACGACCGCAGCCTAATAGCTCAATAGGAGGGCCTTCCTATGGCTATGCAAACTGACGTCAAAGCCACGCAGCCGCTGACCTCGACTGGCGTCTTCAAGACCCAGACGAACGCGGACTGCGGGTTCCGGACTCGCATCAAGGGTATCTACACCGTGTGCGGCGCTTCGGCTGGTTCGGTCGTGATTACGGATGGCAACGGTGGCAACACCTTGCTGACGCTTAACACCCCGACTGCCGCTAATGCTGGCTCGATGTACTTCCTTGTGCCGGATCAGGGTATCCTTGCCGAAAATGGGCTGTATGGTACGGTGACCAACACCGCTTCCATTACCATTTTCTATGGGTGACCTATGCAGAACGAACAGAGCTACGATCTAGCCGGTAAGAGCCTTTTCATCGCTCTTCCGGCCTACGACTTCAAGGTATCCTTGAAGCTGGCGATTTCCCTTGCCCGCTTTGCGCAAGTCGCACCGCAGCATGGGATCGACATCCAGATCGGTAGCATCTGTGGCTGCTCCGTCGTTTCGCGTGCTCGGAACCTGCTCGCTCAGGACCTGATCGAGTCGAACTGTGACTACCTGCTGTTTGTTGACAGCGACATCAACTTCGAACCCGAAGACATCCTGCGCCTCATGGCATGGGGTTCGGACCCGAAGAAGGGTGTAGTCGCAGCGGTTCCGCGCACGCGTAGCGAGGATAAGGTGTACATCGCCAACCTCGACTACGACGAGAACAACGAACTTACCATGAACCGCATGGGGCTGGTCCGCGCTGAGCGCGTCGCTACCGCCTTCATGCTTATCCGCCGTGAAGTGATCGTCACGATGGCGGAAACCTACCCCCAGTGGAAGTATTACGACAAGCGCAGCGACCGCGTCGTCCCGTGCCTCTTCGACTTTGAACTGACCGAAGAAGGCTACATCGGTGAGGACTTCCTGTTCTGCGACCGCGCTCGTGCTCTTGGCTTTGAAGTGTGGGTCGATCCGTCGATCACCCTCGGCCACATGGGCGTGCAGGAATACGTCGGTAATTTTGGCAACGACGTCCTCTACCCGATGATCGTGCCCCAGAAGGAGGTTGCGTGATGGCCCGTAAGAAGATGCGTAAGTTCGCAGGAGGCGGTGCCTCTGACGAGATCGTCGTGGTGGGCGGTAAGAAGCCCAGCGCAATGGAAGAACTTTCTACGTTTAACCTGAGCCGCATCGGCGGCAATGGTGGCCTAGGCGGCGGACTTGGTTCGGGTATGGCCGGTATGGGTCAGCGTCTCACTGATCTCGGCGCAGCCCCGATGCCTGCTCGTGCCGCTATGGCTGTAACTCCTGCAGTTGTCCGTCAGCAAGCGTCAGCGCTGGGTAACATCATGGGCGACAAGGGGGCCAAGGGTTACGGTGCTAAGGCCCGCTTCCGCTTTAAGAGCGGTGGTAAGGCCGATGGTGAACCGACTGGTGGCAAGAAGCGCACCAAGGCCAAGAAGTACGCCGCAGGCGGCTCAACCGCTTCCAAGCGCGCTGACGGCTGCGCTACCAAGGGCAAGACCAAGGGGCGGTTCGTCTGATGGCTAAGTCCCCTGCATGGACCCGCAAGGAGGGTAAGAACCCTAAGGGTGGCCTCAACGCCAAAGGGCGTGCGTCGGCCAAGAAGCAGGGGATGAACCTTAAGCCGCCTGCGCCGAACCCCAAGACCAAGAAAGACGCTTCCCGGCGGAAGTCGTTCTGTGCCCGCATGTCTGGGATGAAGAAGAAATTGACGTCCTCAAAGACGGCAAACGACCCGAACTCGCGTATCAACAAGAGCCTGCGTGCGTGGAACTGCTAGATGGAAATGATGGTTTGGAATCTCGTTTTGAGTGGTATTGTGGCGTTCTTCGGGGTTCTTCTGAAAGGGAAGATTGACGAGTTGAACCGTATTGGCATCCTTCTTAACCGCACCCGCGAAGAAGTTGCCCGGGACCACGTTACCCGTGCGGAGATGAACTCGACTGTGAACCAGCTGGGTGAGCGGTTCGACAAGGCGTTTGAGCGGCTTGAGGCCAAGCTCGATGAGATCGGAAGGAAGGGTTAAGCATGGCTGACAAGCTTCGCAAATTCCGCAAGGACAGCTACGTCGAGAAGCGCTTCGGTAAGGACATCAACGTCTCGACCAAGGAAGACGCGCCGCTCCGCAAGGAGATGACTGCTGCCGAAACCAAGTCGGTGTCCAAGGCCCAGCCGAGCTCGGGTGCTAGCCCGCTGTCGTTCAGCGCAGCTTTTGCCGCTGCTCGTAAGGATGGCGACAAGACCTTCACTTGGAAGGGCAAGAGCTACACCACCCAGCTCGCCAGCGAGAAGAAGGCTGCTCCGGCACCTGTGCGCCGTTCTCCTCCTGCATCTACCACGCGTACCAATACCTCCGCTCCGGCACCGAAGCAGGTAGAAGCCCCGTCTATGAAGGGCGCTTTTGAAGCAACGAAGAGCAAGCTCAGCTCGTACGGTGCCGTGCCTCGCCTGCTCAGCCGCGACACTAAGGGTTCGCCGCCTCCGAAGGTGTCTCGTCCATCACTGGAAGAGATCGCTAACCAGAATAAGCCTCTTACCCCGGAGCAGCGGCGTAAGTTGGATGCAGCGCGTATGCGTACTGGCATGCGTAGCTCTGGCCTTGCCAAGGGCGGTTCGGTCCGCTCAGTCGATGGTATCGCTAAGCGCGGTAAGACCCGTGCACCGATGAAAAGGAAGTAAGCCATGAATAAGCGTCCCACTGAACCCGTCGTCAAGAAGCCTGCTCCGGCTCCGGTCCCTCCCAAGCGTAGTGCTAAGGAAGAGGGTGAGAAGGAGTACATGAAGAAGAAGTACCCGTTCAACACCTACGCAAAGGGCGGTAAGGCTATGAAGAAGTCGGATAAGGCTGGCCGTGCTCTCGGTAAGAAGTCGGCTGACACTATGGGCCGCGCTATGATGGCCAAGGGTGGCAAGTGCTACGCCAAGGGCGGTTCGGTCTCGTCGCGTGCTGACGGCATCGCTAAGAAGGGCAAGACCCGGGGTAAGGTGCTGTAATGCGCGCCTCCCGTGGGATGGGCGCTATGAAGGCGTCTAAGATGCCCGGCAAGAAGATCATCAAGCGGAAGGACAAGCCGCAGGATGTCGCCATGTACGCTAAGGGCGGTAAGGCCAACTTCATTCAGAAGGCCATTAAGAAGCCCGGCGCACTGCATGAGCAGATGGGCATCCCCAAGGGCAAGAAAATCCCGGCCAAGGCGCTTGCTAAGGCTGCTAAGGCTCCGGGTAAGCTTGGTCAGCGGGCTCGTTTCGCTCAGGTCCTGAAGGGCTTTAAGAAGGGTAAGTAAGGTGGCGCGGACGGACGAAGGCAAGTGGAAACGCATTGTTGCGGCTGTAAAGGCTAGCGACAAAGGCGGTAAGCCCGGCCAGTGGTCCGCCCGCAAAGCCCAGCTTGCAACTCAGCGGTACAAGAAGTCTGGGGGCGGGTACTCCGGCCCCAAGACCAAGGCTCAGCAGTCGCTGTCAAAGTGGACCAAGGAAGACTGGGGTACCAAGTCCGGTAAGCCCTCGACCCAAGGTCCCAAGGCGACTGGTGAGCGGTACCTACCTAAGAAGGCTCGTGAGGCCCTGACACCGGCTGAGTATGGTGCTACAACCAAGGCGAAGCGTGAAGGCACTAAGGCGGGCAAGCAGTTCGTTAAGCAGCCCAAGCGCATTGCTAAAAAGACTGCGAGCTACCGATGACCACGAGCGGCACCGACACGTTTAACCTGAACCTCAACGAACTCGTTGAAGAGGCTTTCGAGCGCTGCGGTGCTGAGCTGCGGACTGGCTATGATCTGCGCACTGCGCGTCGTAGCCTCAACCTGCTGACCATTGAGTGGGCCAACCGGGGTATCAACCTCTGGACCATCGAACAGGGGCAGATTGAGATGGTGCAGGGCCAGATTACCTATGACCTGCCGGTGGATA